ATTAGAGGCAGCAACAAGAAATTACAAAGAGAAAAATGGTGGTATCGTATCTACCCTCTATTCTTCCTATACTATGGAAAAACTCAAAACCATCAAATCAGTAGAAGTTGATAAAATCAAAGTCAAAGGAAAAGAAGAATTAATTACTATCTACAAACCTAAATGAGAATCATTCTCAAATAGGAATCATTCTCATTTGACCCCCTAAAATAAGGCCAAATTAGGCCTTGACAATAGTTGTTCCACCTGTCATAATGGCTACATAATCATAGAGAGAGAGGAAATATGAAAGAATTAAACATAAATTTAAGACCAAGTGAAAATTTATATGTGACTACTTACGAAGACGGAGAAGTAGAATATATACCCTCTACACCAGAGGATAATGAAAAAGAAGAAAAAAGACTAAGAAATCTTGGAGTGAAATTCACTACCGAAATAAGAAATGACTTAATAAAATACATAGATTACAAGAACAGATTAATATAGAGAGGAAAATATGAGTATAAACATAGAAAAAATAAAAGATGAGATTGATTATCATATACAATATATGGATGAGAGAGGACAATTCCCTAATGTATGGATTAATATGATATATCTAGATGAGAATCATTCTCATATCCGAGAATATTGGAATCAACCCCGATTCCTAAAATAACCCTTGACATTCCTTGTATGGATATGTTAAGATGGTCATGTAAATTAATAAAAAGAGGTAAATTATGAAAGAGAGTATAAAAAAAGAAATAATGAGTATGGATTTATCACAGTTAAATAGCCTGATAGATTTTATTCGTGATGTACAAGTGATGAATGCAAAGTCATCATTACAAGAAGGTCAACAAGTGTATGTAGTTCAAAAAACTAAAAGAGAGTTGGGTACACTTATCAAAATTAAACAAAAAAGATGTACAGTTGATATACAAGGTCGTAGATATTCTGTACCAATGTCAATGTTGGAGGTTGCTTAATCATGGGTGCTGTAAAAGGAATGTTAATGGATGATGCTGAAAATATTCTAAATGTTACTGCTGATAAACTAATTGGTGGTGACATATCAGAAGATGATGCATTAGAAATTTTAGATAACAATTTAGAAACATTAGGAATGTTAGGATTTGATAACAAGTATGATGCCTTGGCAGTTGTTTATCAAATGACTGACCAAATTTATAAAGAGAGGTATTAATGAAAGGTAGTTCAAGTAAACCTAGACAAAATTTTCAAGTTCGAAATTTTGAACAGAAAAGAAACTTTAAGAAAAAACAACCAGAAGAAAAAGTATCTGGGTTAGGTGTAAGAGTTCATGGTGATGATATAAGTAAAGCATTACGAATATTCAAAAAGAAAATTCTTAAAGCTGGAGTTCTTAACGAGGCAAACGAAAGACAATTTTACACTAAGAAAAGTGAAAAGAATAGATTGGCTAAGTCTGCAGGTAGACAAAGATGGTTAAGGAAACTTAGAGAAACACCAGGGCCACACAATTATAAAAGAAACTATAGAAAAAAGGCAGGACAATAAAATGACAGATGTAAAATTATTACGCCTCACTACAGGCGAGGACATTGTAGCAGAAGTGACTAATCAACAATATTCAGATAATGATAAAACAGTCACTACAATAAAAAAACCTTTTGTACTTATACCGATGCAACAAAATCAGAGTTCAGGTCAAGAGAGTAAATTATACTTTTCACCTTTCATACCATTTGCTGAGAATGAAGAATTTGATATTAAAGAAGAAAATATAATAACAATCAATGAACCTAAAACAGAAATTAGAGATAATTATTTACAATATATAGGTGCAGTTGTACCAGTCGAGAAAAAGATTATATCATGACAGATAAAAAAGATGATAAAACAAATGTAGTAGTCGGCCCTTGGGGTGATGCACCAGTAGAAAACAATGGTGAGTGGGCAAAGAAAAAGTTAGATAAAGCTTTAGATAAAAATAATACTCACAAAAAATATCAAGAAAAACTTGATAGAGTAGAAATTATAACTGAAAAAATTATGGTACAATTAATTCATACGATTAGTGAATATGGTTATGATATTACAGATGAAAGATTTAGTTTAGATATTGGATTTTTATCTGAAACAGTTAAAGGTATTATATCAAGACAAGAAAAGTTACCACATATTATACAAGGATTACTTGATAATATAATGTCACCATCACCTTCTGAATTAGAGGATGACATAGATGTATATTATTCAAGATTTAATGCACCATTACTATCAGAATTAGTTGGAATAGCAGAAGATATTAAAGATGATAATCAAACAGAGATAGAGTTTGAACCAGATACAGAATTAGAAGATATCACAAATTGGAATAAAGATGATGAGAGTAAAGGTTCTTTACACAATTTGAGAACAGAAAAACTTCATGGTAAAGATGATGATGAAGAAAAAGATTAAAACGAATTACAATAATGTAATAGCCGATATGACTATACGAGGCTCTAACTTAGTTATAAACAATAATAATCATAGGAGATTATAATATGGGTAGAAAGAAACTATCAAAAACACAAAGAGTAATTAATGCGTTCGAAAGAGGGGATGTAATTACATGGACACAATTAAGAAATACATTTGACCTAACTTCACCACAAGCAATGGTGGATAAATTAAGAAGTCAAGGTTATATGATATACATCAACAAAACTGCTGATGGTACATCATATCGTATGGGTGAACCAACACAAGCAATTATTAATGCTGGTGTAGGTGCAGTATTGATGAACGGCAGAGCAGATAAAACTATCGTGGCTGCTGGAATCAAAGCACTTTATGGTAACGGCGTAGGATACGCTTCTTAATTATTTAAGAATTAGTGGGGTGACTTTCGGGTCACCCTTTCTAAACAGGAATTTAATATGATATTAGTTGACATGAATCAAATCTCTTTAGCATCTTTAATGATGCATTTGCACATGAATAAAGGTGAGTTAGATGATGAAATGGTCAGACATATGATATTAAATTCTGTACGAATGTATAGAACAATGTTTAATGAAGACTATGGTGAAATAGTTCTTACTTACGATTCAAGAGCATATTGGCGTAGAGAAGTATTTCCACAATATAAACATAGTCGTAGAAAAAGTAGAGAAGCAGATAGTAAAGATTGGGATTCAATATTTGGAGTTCTCAATCAGATTAAAGATGAGATAAAAGAATTTCTACCCTACAAAGTTGTAGAAACTTATGGGGCAGAAGCAGATGATGTAATTGCAACACTATGTAAACATTATCAAAGTGAAAAAATCATGATTGTATCAGGTGATAAAGACTTTATACAATTACAAAAGTATGAGAATGTAAGACAATACAGTCCAATTACGAAAAAACATGTAAATGGTGTTGACGCGGTTGTCTATATAAAAGAACATATACTAAAAGGTGACAAGTCAGATGGTATTCCAAATGTACTATCACCCGACCATACTTTTACAGATGATTTAAGGCAAAGACCCTTGACATCTAAAAAGATGCAGAGTATATTGGCTCAAGACATTGATGATTTAAATGATGAAGTGAAAAGAAATTATCAAAGGAATGACAAACTAATTAATTTGGATAATATACCAGAGGAATTAGAAGGCGATATCTTAGATGATTTTAAGAGTGCTACTTGTGGTGACAGAAGTAAACTATTAAATTATTTTATAGATAAAAGACTGAAAAGTCTAACTGAACAAATTGGAGAATTTTAAAATGGCAAGACAAGGCAATTTTACACCATTGTTTTCAGAGGTACTTGATAAAGTACATAAGGCGAAAACAAAATCAGAGAAGGTAGCAATACTAATAGTGAATGATTCAAGTTCATTAAGAATGTTATTGAAAGCATCTTTTGACCCTACTAAAGAATGGGTGATACCAACAGGTGAAGTACCATACAAAAAAAATGATGCACCTATGGGAACAGAACATACTGTTCTTCAAAGTGAAGCAAGAAAGTTATGGCACTTTATTAAAGGTGCAGACAATGATACAACCCAACATCAAAAAGAAAACATGTTTATTCAAATGTGTGAGGGTTTACATGAATCTGAAGCAGAATTATTAATTGCAGCAAAAGATAAAAGACTACATCAAGTATATAAAGGTTTATCGAAAGATGTAGTAAGAGAGGCTTTTAAATGGGATGAAAATTTCATGCAAGAAGAAGCACCAAAATACCCACAAGCACCAGGTAGTGCATCAGGAGTATAAAGTACTTGACAAGTCTTGTTTAGTCTGTTATAATGGCTAGTAAAAATGAGGTTACAAAATAGTTCCCGTTCATATCGACCCACTCTCTCTCGACCTCATCATAGGGTCGGTATGAACACCAGAGGTTATGTATTATGAGTAGAGCAATCAAAAAGATACCCTACAAATTTGTTCATGTATATTGGATTGATATCACATCAGATTCATCATGGCAAAGTATAGAAGATGTAAAAGATAGTAAATTACCTAGATGTTTAAGTACAGGTTTTTTAGTTAGTGAAGATGATGATGATATTGTTAGAATCGTTTCAGATTTTAATTTTAAAGAAGATGGCAGCATTGATGACTGTGGTAATTCTACAATCATACCAAAATGTGTTGTTCAAGAAATTAAAGAAGTCAAATGAATTTTTACATCCCAGAAATTATTGTATATATGATTGGTGTAATATCAATCGTAATAGTATTAATTGATTTATCAAAAATAGAAAAAAAGAGAGAGCAAGAAGAAAAGAATTATAGTGATGTTTGAACATGTAATCAGAAACCCTTTTGATATGAAGCCAGTTTTCAATCCTTGTGAAAACCCTAAGTTCAATGCAAATGAAACTGACCTAGAAATACAAAACCAAAAACTAATTGAGTTAAATAATCTAGGCGACAACATTTGGTTTGAAACAGAGATTGCACAAAAAGAAAAACTAGTTGAAAAGACAGCCGCAAAATTAGGACTTTTTAATGAACATGATAACTATCAATTATTTACTGAATGTGATGATGTAAAACAATTAGGTATGGTAATTGAAGATGATGTGGTTATTATGCATAATGGTAAATTAGAAGCATGTTTTGTAGCCTTTCCGTCATCATGGAATGCTGGTGAAAAGGTTGGTAAAAGTTTAGAAGAATTACACGAACCGATTGCAGATAATGAAGCATTACTTCGTGCATCAAATGGCATCATGAGAGCCATGACAAGTGGACAATCTTATCATAGATATACTTGGGGTATATCATCATTAAATGGATACAGTAATCATCCATTATATGAGAAACCAGAGTTTGATTCATTAGATGATTTGACATTCAGAGTAGAACATGAAAGGACTGCGACAGTCACAGAGGGCACCACAGCAGTCTTCTTAATACATGTTGATACATATCCATTAAAAGAGGTATTAAAGACTGATTTTGGACTGATTAAGGGGGCTATTGACAGTATGACAGATAGTGTATTAGAGTATAAGAATCTATTTAAAGTAAAGGAGTTGATGAATGAATATCTTTTATCTACATGAAGACCCAATACAGAATATCAAATGGCATGTTGATAAACATGTTGTAAAGATGGCAACAGAATATGCACAATTACTATCTACTGCACACAGGTTTTTAGATGGTGAATTGTACGAAGACAGAACAAAAAATAATCATAGAATTAAAAGGTGGAAACTACCTGATAATAGGGAAAGTATACTTTATAAAGCAAGTCATGTGAATCATCCTTGTAATGTGTGGGTGCGTGAAAGTAAATCAAATTATCGTTTGATGTACCAGATTTACATGGCTTGTCTATCAGAGTATACATATAGATATGGAAAAATACATGGTGCATCGAAACCATCTATTAGTCTACTTAGGGCACCAGACAATATTAAAGACATTGGATTGACAGAATTACCTCAAGCAATGCCAGACTATTGTAAGGTAATAGGAAATCCAATTCAGGCATATAAAAATTATTAT